ATGTCTATATCTAGCCCATGTTCTTCGAGGCTGATACTCTCTGTAGAGTTGGTAACCGTAATCTTATAATACCGCAGATTGCCATCTACTTCTTCAGAGGTCCACTGTTGACTCTGGCCTGAAGGAGCTATCCAATCTCCGAAGCGGTAGATATTCTCATTCCGTTCCGTACCGTCCAGGAGCTCTGTTGTGATATTGCTTTGTGTGAGTAGAGCGGTGTCATAAATATGGTCGAAGAACTTAATTAAGTATTTAATCCCCGCATCGCCGACACTCTGTAAATTGACGCCCCACATAATATAGGCGTGATCAATCTGCCCAATATCTGGGTTACCATTGATCTCTGCGGCAACCTCAAGCATGTCTACGCCGGCTTTCTTTAGCAGTTTTTTACTGGTTTTGTACAAGTCTGTCGACTCATGTGCAGCATCGGTCAGATCGATTTTCTGGTACCGAAGTGGTATAACCGGGAAGAGCTCATTATTATCGGCAGTTGGGTTCTTTTCCAGAGCCGGATATATATCAGTGCCCTGCTGGTAAAACCAATAACTAGTTTCACCTGTGGGTGCGGACTGAGCATCATTTTCCCAGTAGCGAACAATGACATGGGGTGTGTTGAGTCGAAAGCCTTCTGCTCCGGTGTAGACATCAAAATTTTCTGTCTGGGTATCATCGGTTGCCGTGCTCTGTACAGTCGTGCTGTGGCTATACATTCCATCGACATCATAGACGGCCTTAGACCAACTACTAGTGGCTACAATAGTGTAGGCCACTGTGAGATACCCGGTTGGCTCGTTTGGTAGTGGATTGCTATATGTAGTATGAGTAACCCCAGTGACTGTTACAACATAACTGGTGTCGTGAGCTTCGGTTTTACTCCATACACCCGCTGGACGGGAGGGGACAGGTTTAGTCATCCAACTGGGGACGGTGTCAAGCTGGTTATTAATCAGGTTATATCCATATTTTTTCTCCAGATAGGGCAGGGCTATATGCCCGGCATGCAATGGGGTCTCTACTGCCCAGTCAACTGTACAGCCATAAGTAAGACTGAGGGCATCGGTAATTGCCGCGGCAGCATCGGTTTCATCGACAACAGATGTGAGATAGGCAGTTCCTTTAGGTAGTCCCAGGGTATACTCGTTACGGGCATAAGTCATAACCCGATCCATATGCTGAGACATTCCGTGGTATAGGGCGATCTTCAGAGAATCAATGACTGATACGTCGTTGACGATGCCCGCAAGAATAGTATCTTTGACTGGGTTCCTGTCCTTGTCGGTCAGGAGCAGAGCTGCTGAGTATACCGTTATCTTATATTCTGTGTCAAACCAGTCGCCGAGGCCCATAATAATAAAAAGGGGAGCATACAGAGCATGCCCCCCGGGAGTTAAGGTTAGAAGAAGGAGGGAACATTAAGGAGTAGGAGTTAAACCGAGACCTTCAAAGGCTTCGGTAACAACTTGGGCAATGTGGGCATTATCCATGAGACTGTCTGTCACATCACCACTTTCAGCTGCAATGGAGGCGACAAGTGGTTCACTCATGATCTTTAGCAGCTTCTGCTCAGCATCGCGTATAAATCCGTTAGCCTGGTTAGTGTACAGAGTTTTCTGTTTATCAACCACGCCACCCAGGGCATAGCCGGCAGGAACAACGCCATTATTAGCACCAATGGCAGTATCACCTGTCTGGGCGTATTCGGTAATGGCTTTCTGAGCCAGGAGTTGTATCTCACCGGCGGTCTTATCTATCGAAGCTTTGATAACAGATCCAAGTACCGTAGTATGAAAACCAATACCGCCAGCTTCTTGGTTAGCTGGTAAGACATCATTATACTGAGCAATTTCTGAGACCATTTTCTGTTCAATCAGATCTCGCTCCTTGGCGGATTTCAATATGTGCTCGTTCAAAACACCAGCCAAATTAGCAGTGGTATTCAGAGTACCGTATGTAGAAACTTTCGTAAAGTCATCATCCGTCTGGGCTAACTCAGTAACAACCTTCTGCTTTGTGAGGTCGGTCTCGGCGGTAGCTGTATTCAGTTGTTCATCTTTCAGGGCAGCTTCTTTGGTCAGTACACTCAGTTCGAGGGCCATTGTGCCCTCCAGTGTGCTACTGTTATTAAACCCGAGCCCCAGATTAAGATTATCACAGGTCTTGGCCAGTTCAGTTACAGTCTGTTGCCGTATATGTCCTATACGTGCCAGGGTTTCTTCTTCAGCTGGGTGGTTGATAACATACTGTACAGCAAATTGCATGGTGGACTGGAGAGCCCCTAAGTAGATCTCGGCATACTGATCGCTGGTTATACGTTGAGAGTCATACTCCTCTTGAAGATGGAGTTTGACCGCGGCAATTAACTGATCAAAGACACCGGTACCCGTGAGAGTACCGGCGGTCAGTTTGGAAACGTCAGGAGCGGAGAGCCCGCCTGTGACGGTAAAGGCATCAAGAGTGGCAGTATTCATAGTTATCTGTCAACACTACGGTTGAGAGCTTGCTGTGTCTTCAGCTCTTCCAGTTCTTCTTTGGTTAAGGGCGGCAGGATAGTTATTTGGAATTCCTTGACAAGTTCAGGAATGACCTGGACCTGTCCACGGCCGATAGATTTCTTACGGAAATGCTGGTATTCCCGTTCTTTCAGATGATCCAAAAGCATCTGTTCAACATGCCATCCAGCGGGATTGTTGAAGGGTATGTACCGTTTCACGGTGCCGGCGATGCCGCCACTTACTGTGAAGATCTCTCCATCCCAGTCTTTCTTATTAGGGTTCATACACTGGATGACTACCCGGGTCAGCTTCCGGGCGTCTTTGCGGATCTGATTGTCGATCTTCATCCGCATTTGTGCCTTTGTGTGGTCAGACAGCGGTTTAGTCGCTGAGGCCGGTGCTGCCTCCGTAACAGGTGCTTTGGGTAATGGTTGGGTCAGGATAAATTCGTTGATTTTTTCCTGAAGCTTGGCTGCTCCGATATTGGCATTATAGGTAACGCCGAGATTATCGGCTGCTTTCTTTAACTTGAGGAGGTGCTCCTCGGCTTGCTTTGCTGCTTTTTCTTCGCTCATAATTGGGGTACCTTTTTACGTGTCAGGTTAACTTGTTAGAAAGCTCCCCCTGTAGAATCACAGGGGGAGCATGGGGTTAGAATTTAAGCCAGATTAGAACTTGGCTACGGTCCAGAGAACAGCCAGTCTCTCAGGACGCAGGATCATGGAGCCGTAGTACCACTTGATGCTCATGAACCCGGTTTCACCATAAGGATCGCTGCGATCTGCAGTAGCCTCGCCCGGTTTCTTATGGTAGATGGTGAATTTGACAGACTTGCCAGAGGTCTGGAAGCCGATCGTGGTAAAAGAACCTTCACCAACGCACAGCATCGGATAAGCGTCATAATTACCTTCGGTTACGCGATAGCCTGTGTTAACGCCTTCAGCTGCACCAACACCGGCCTTATGGAGCATTTCCTGAGCTACAACCATCCGGAAATGTCCAACGGCACCGATTTCACCGTTGAGGGGAGTACCGGCAGCTGCATAGTGAGCAACCGGGATGAAGACCTTATCAGAACCATCGGTCATCTTCTCTACCGTCATCTGCAGTTCAGAGCCGATATACATGACCCGACCGGCACGAATGACTTTGGTATCTGTCATACGGGAACCAGTAATAACGGTGGTCTGTTTCGGACAACGGTTGTTGTCCAGGTCTATGGAAAGACGGAGCAGGTCGTCATACGAAACTTCTGTAGCGGTTCCTACACCGGTCAAGGTGGCGAGAGAGGTAGCTGCACCCGGATAACGAACAACACCTGCACCGTTGATCAGATCTATTTGGATCTTATCTTCAGTGATTTCGTTAGCCGCACGGAGCATCTCACGGTTGATGTGGCTCATGAGGTCTTCTTCGGTATCGAAGTCCAGGGATTCCTGGGTGTACTCGTCGAAGAAACCGAATTTAGTCAGCGTGCCTTCAATCTCACGCCTCTTGAAGCCGACACGGTTTACACGGCCACCGGTCTCAGAGAGAGCCGGAAGTTTACCGGAAATAGTTCCGATATCCTTGCTGGAGCCGTACAGGTTACCACCAGCGATATTGGCGTTGGCGTCCAACGTGGTTACGTCAGACAGTTCGGTACCGTCAGCGTTGCTGAAACGGAATCCCAGGTCATAGGCAGAGGCACCGCTTGTGGTAATAGCGATGTTAACGCCGGCAGCGTCAGCTGTAACGCCGAGTTCAAGCCCGCCACCTTCTGTGGTGCCGTTCAGCCAGCCCAGGATGTTTGCGATACAGTCGGTTTCGGCAGCAGCTGCGGTAGCACCTTCGCCTTTGAAATAGACTTTATTGTCCATTGCCCGACCATAGTAAGAGGGGATGTCAGGGATAGAGCCGTCGGCACGGGTCACTACGATGACTGCTTCCATCGTGGTGCTGGCACCTAAGGCGTCGATACCCTGGTCGTTAATATTGGCATCATCGAGAATCGGGAGATAATGATAACGCTTAATGGTCTTGCCCATATGCTTGGGCATCGCCATCGTATCTGCGAGCTGCGAAAAGACCTTCTCCTTCTGTAGGTCTACCAGAGCTTTCTTCTGGTAGTAGAAGTCTCGCAGCTGATTACCAACTGAGCTTGAACCGTCATTATAGACGATTTGGTTGGTATCACCGGAGGTAGGATAACTCATAGGTCAAAAATCCTTTAGATTGTTATTTAATAGGTTTACAAGATGAAACTAGGAACGAGCTCCCAGTTGTTTCGGGTCGAGTTTGGCGAACTCTTCGTCAGACATAGCAAGAATGCTTTGGCCGGTGGGCAGGATTTTGGCTGGCGTCTTACGAGGTGTCGTATGAGTAGCCGCTTTCTTCCGGCGTAACCGTTCGGCTTTGGCTTGTTCTGTCTCTTGCTGAGTCAGAGTTTTGGCTTCGGTTTTGCTTGTAGACGTTGTGGTGTCAGTTGGAGTTGTCTGGGCAGGAGGGCCTAACTTACCTTCTTTATAGAGTTGCTCGCCCATTTTATCATAGGCTTGAAAGTCCGTAAGGCCAACAAGGTTGCCCAGGCTCCGTTGATATTGCACTGCCTGGCTTACCGTCGCATATATGCCAGATTCCACATGATCATTTATGGTCGTAATGAGCGAGGGATTCTGGGCAAGATGTCTACGGCTCGTATCATCCCACTGTTTTGTGATAATCTGAATTGTTTCAGCATAACCTTTCCTGGATTGGATGCTGACCAAAGCATCTTCAAGAGCCAGTTCGGCCTCACTAACCGTTCGAGATGTCGGAGTGTAGGTTGAATCTGATTTTGTGTCGAGGTTCAGCGGATCTATTTCGCTGTCCTTCAGTAGTTTAGTAATGGCTTCCGGATTGCGTTTGTGGATATCGATCAGGAAGTTGATGTCCTTTAGGTCGGTCAGGCCATTGTCTTCCAGCAGTTTTAGCACCTGCCGGGCCGGTTTGACCTCAGACATCTTTTTATGGTAGTTAGCACCCATTTGCATCAGAGAGATAACATCCTCAGGCGATTGTGCCTGGATGGCCATCCCATTGGCCTTGAAGGGGGCAAAAATTAAATCATAGGCAGCGATCTTTGCTTGATCCGTGTCGGAGACTTGCTTACCGGCTTCCGCACTGGCGTCGGACTCGGCTGACGCCTCGTCCTTCTTGTGCTCGCCGGTCGCTGCACCTCCTCCGGTTTCCTCAGTCTCACCTGAGGTCTCTACGGAAGTTGAATTTGTCTCATCACTGCTGCCAGTTTCTTCTGTGTTCGCAGGGTCTGCTGTATTGTTTTCAACAGCTGCTGCTTGAGCCGCTTCTGCTTCCGCATCAGTCTCTGCGTTCGGATCTCCGACTTCTTCTTCCTGAGTCGGGCCAAAATTAAGTTTAGCATCGGGATTTTGCTCGTTGTAGGCTGCGACCGTATTTTGGTCGAGTTGTTTGGCGGCGGCTTCGACTTGAGAGGGACCAAGCTTGAGGAAGTCCTCATCGCTCATCTCACCTAATTGCTCGTCGGTAAGCTGTTCTGATTGTTGTGTCATAAGGCTGTTCCTTGTCAGAATAGAGGGTTAATTAATTGGTATTGCTGGCTGCTTCTTCTTCTTCAGCAGCGGCCGCTTCTTCTTCGTCAATCATGTCAAGTTCGGCATTGGCATCTTTCAGAATCTGTTCCGCTTTACGGCCTTTTACACCGACATAGTGGAGGAAGATATTAAATTCGGCCAGACCCCGAAGCGTGTTCTCGATGTCCAGCTGCTGCTCGGACTTCTGCATAGCAGGATCAGCTTTCAGCATAACCAGCCTCAATGCATACTCTTTGAGGTAATGCTCGGTGATAAGTCTCTGCCAGGCCGGGGAATTTTCAAGACGTTTAAGGTCGTCCATGAGAGCAATCGCATGTTTGTAATCGGCAATAGAATTTTCAATTGCCTTGCGTTGCTCTGCTGGGGTGGGGTTGCTCGCTTGTTTCTCGGACATATGTCCTCCTTTAGTTAAGTTTAATTAGGTTTGGCGGCTGCCGGTTCGGGTTTGGTTAACATATCCATAAGGGCCTTCATGTTGATCTTGTCAAGTTCACGACCGTGGTTGGTTCCATCTTCCTCCTGGATAAAATCCAGATCGGTTTTGTCAGCTTGAGAGCTGAGCAGTTTGGCTTTAGCTGCGTGTTCTTCAGCTCTGGCAGTGTTAGTGCCGGCTTGGGCGAAGTCTTTCTCGGCCCGGGCAATATTAGCCTGGATCTCGGATTCATGTTTGCCACCAAGCCTGTACTCTTTGAAGATCTGGGCTTTGAGTAATTCCATCTCGAGACCGAACTTAGCCTGCTGCATAGGATCAGGCTGGGGCTGGTATTCACGAATCTTCTTGGCCAGGTGTGGCATCTTTCTTAGATCTGCTATCTCAGCCCGGATGATTCGAGTGATCTCAGGATCGTCATTGGGCCCATTGGTCTGCAGCATGAATGCCAGTTCCTGAGCTTTCTGATTATCTTCTTCCGCGGTAGAGATTGTCAGTCTCAGGTCAAAATGACCAACAAGATCATCCCTTCTGATGGTGACAAACTCTTCAGCGGTAATTCGTACTACATTCTTTTCCGGCAGGAAAACAGAGTTCATGGCAATGATCTTGTGCCCAATCTGAACCAGACCATCAGCCAGACGCCTGAGAATTCCCATCTCACGCTTGGAGGCAGCGTCAAGGGCATTGCGTCCGCCACCGACGTTCTTGCCAAGAGAGTCGCCCGAGATACCCTGATGAAATGCCTTGACACCCGTCAGGGAGTCAGCTTCATTCTGCTGGTCAGCTTTCATATTGAATACTGACATAGGGATCTCTGGGAAGACATGCTGGTAAATTCCCATACGAGGATCCTGGGAATCGTTATACTCGTAGTCGTCTCCGCGTAAGTACTTTCTTCGGTTGATCGGATCGAGCATTGACTTACGCATACCGGTCTGGGCATTGGCTGATTTGGCCAGGAGATCTATGGCTCCCCGGGTTATAGCCCCGATAACTTTCTGGTTATCTTCCAGCAGCTCACCGTCAGGTTCACCAAAGACAGAACCTTTCAGTGGCAGGTATGGAATAATGACGTACGGCGGTCTCCGGTCCGGAAACGGATTTTCTTCCAGCCGAACCAAGACACTACCTACCCAGGCAGCAACAATCGGCACGACAACACCTGTACCGTGGATATCCCATTCACCCCAGTATTCATGGAGAACAAACTGTTTCCGAGCAGTATCTCTGAAATTAGGTGTAGACGTTTCAGGTGACGCCGGTGTATCAGTCGCTGAATTAGTATAGTCACCAGAAGCTTCAGGGTCGTTGGTATCAGTTTGAATTTGCTCTAAGTTAAAATATTTGTCCTGGTCTTTGGCAAGGTCCGCGAGAGAGACCTTGTATTTTTCTCCAATGTACCGTGCTTTCGTATAGTCACCCTCACAGGAAGGATCGACAATAATGTTTCTGCTGTCGAGGACAGATACGGTAGGATGATTAGCAATTTCTGTGGTTTTGATTTCTTCCAGTACCGCTCCGGTTTCCTGAGGTACGAAAATCCTGCCTCGCATTGCGAAGAGCTGGAGAGCATCCTGGATCCCGGGACGATCATAATCCAGAAACTGTTCTGGGTCGGTCGCCTGTAATTGCAGCAGATATTGATACCACTGAGCAACTCTCTGAGCTGTCTGTGGATCCTGCACGGATACTAATTGCACCTCAGGGGTTTCAACAATCTCGTCAACTTCCTCCACGTGCCAACCGGTCTTGACGACGACTGTGCCGCGGTTAACGCCATCGCGTACATACGAGTCAATGAACTGTACTTTACGGATCTTGGTATTGAATTGGTGATTGAGGACCAGCTGATTCTGGCGTGCCCGTTTAACATCACCAGCTGTCTGGGGCTCTACGTTGAATAGGTCGGGAGATGACAGGAACGGTTCAGAGAGGGAGGGATACCGCCACTCGGCCTGCTTCCTGATCAATTTGGGTTGTACAGTTGATTGCGTTTTGCTCGCTGCTAATTTTGCGGCCCCAGTGATGAACAGATTTGATAACCAGCGTTCGACATTAGCCGCATGTGTATCGGTAGCTCCCTGGCCATCGGTCAGGTCCTGCTGCAAATCCTGAAGAGTCGGTTCATTATGCCAAGACGTATAGCTGGGGCGGTCTATGGCAGTGGTGACTTCTTCGTTTGGATTTGTAGTTTCAGGGATTTCGTTGGTTGGTTCGGTAGGTAGGGTTTGTGTCATCGGGAATCCTTATAACAGCGTCGAGGGTATTTGTAAACTATATTTACAGCAAATGTCAACTATTTTTCCATTAACCGCATAAGTAAATACAGGCAATGGTTTTTGTTTTCTTTGGTTCCTGGGTCCAATCTACAGCTTCTCTGGCCTTGGCTACCGTGTAATTATGAGTGAGGTCGTCATCCTGCTTCATGCCTTTACCCGGTGTATTTGATGTACAGATATAATCACCGATCTCAATATTGCCGCCTTCATCACAGACATTGATCTGCCCTTCGCCGACCGCATTAAAAGTAATTAGCGAATATTGATTTCGCATGTTCTCATACAAAATAACATCCTCATCCGTTAATCCTTTTGGTTTATTGAAGACTGCAACCTTACACTGTTTGATTTTTTTCTTGGGTCTAGGTTTCGCATCGTCCTTAAGTTTCTTATAGGCCTCGTATTCATCATCATCCATCTTTACGGTCAGAGCAGGCAAGTCTGTTATACTGGTGTATACACCAATTACGCCTTTCTGCTGAGCCGTCGTTGTGATAGCATGGCTACAAATACAATTAGATAGGTTCTTTTTAACTACAATATCAACATCAACAAGAATATCGCCGAACTCAGCATTGAAGTTTTTTGGAGCCAGTCCTTCATGGGTACCTGTAAACGGCAAGTAGTTCGATCCATTGCCTGAGGAATAAAAATCATAACCTGATGTAGATTGACTGTTACCTTCGACTCCGATTCCAGTACCAGTGCTAGAAGACGAATATCCGAGTATCCCTACCCCACTTGAGGTACGTGCCGTGACGGCAGTATTGGCACCACCACACTCCAACCACGCACAGTCATGGGCAACGGCCAAAGAAAAATTGCAGTATTGGCTGTACGAGTAAGCGTGATAGGCCAATCTAGTATTTGTGGAATCTGATGTTCCACTTTTAAATGTCACATAGCTACCGCCTACACTGTTTATTCCGATAGCAGCCATCTGTCGTATGGTTGAACCATCACTGCCCCAAAAGTACATTTGATTATCAGTTTTGGACAGATGCACACCCTGTTGGGAAGAGCCAACACTTGGGTGAGTTTTCAGATCACCAGAGACAATAAGAGTAGAACCATTCCATTGGAGATAATTTCCAGAAGACCCTAGACAGAGGTTCCCAGTGTCTGCAATATAAATACCGGTATTGGTGGTATCTGTAGCTGAAGTCTTACTGCCACCTTTTATGGCTCCTTTAAAAGTGAGGGCCGCTCCGTCCCAAGTTAAAAAATTGCTCCCATCACCAATTCCAAGACAGTACGCGTCAGGTGTTGGAGTTGTATCCCATCCGAGAAAGAAACCTGCTGTTGAGCTATTATAGGCCGTTTTACCGTCAGAATGAATTTGACAGCCGCTACCTACAGTAATTCCACCGCCTGATAGAGTTACACCTGTTGTTAATTTGGCAGTTGTGTTATCTGCATCCGGGTCGCCAGTGAATCCAAGGTTAGCTAAGTCATGGACCTCTTCGAGAGTAACATGGTCAATTTCAAACTGGCCAGCCTGACCGTTATAATTAACAATTAGAATAGGCCGAACGTATTTGGTACCACTATACATTTTACCGGGACTTAAGGGGTCATAGTGGATACCATTAATTTCTGAGGTACCGTCAGCACCCTTAATATATCCTGAAACTTCTGCCCAGGATGATGTGGGAGCTCCAAGACGTATACAGTACATATGCTGGCTAACACCATTAGTATTAGACCCATCAATATCAATCCAGGTGTCGTCCGCAGCGTTACGTCCACCGAGCCCAACAGAAATTGTACCGGACCCTGATATTCTACGGAATCTGGCGGTCAGTCGGTACAATTTATTTGGGTCAAGCGGAATACTCTCTTTCCAGATCAAGTGACGTTGGTCATTGCCAGAGTTATTACCGACCCGCAGATATTTACCACCAGCTTCACCGCCTGACTGGAAGGATACTTCACCGCTCCCACTTACACTGTCCCAGTTAGCCAATAATTCGGATTCAGCACTGTACTCAAAAGTTTCACGGAGATTGGTAATGATGGGACGATTATTAATATCCGTTCCCCAGGTTGCTCCTTTGGTGGCTTCATTTTCGATACTGGTAATATCTGTTCCGGCAATACTAGAGCCAGATGAAATACTCAGCTTAGACCCGTCCCAGGTCATGCCTCCGGCAGTAGGTGATCCAATACCTAGAGCATACTTATTGATATTGGTATCCCAGCCCATGAAAAATCCATTTACATCAGTATTGTAATGGGTCTTGTCTCTGGTGAATATGGCTCCACCATCAGTACCGCCAGGGTAGCCCATTACAATGTAAGAGCCAGTACCTTTCAGATACAGGCCATTAGCATCAAAAGCTAAGGTGGCACCACCCTGTAATTGTGACCAACCCTGCTGAGCATTATCCACACCGGCCGGCACGGTTCCTGCCAGTTCACTCCACTCTGTGTAGTAGGCCAGATCATTTATACACGCAGCTAGAGCATCATTATAGGCCTCATACAAATCAGAGAGATCACCTCGACCTACAGAGAAATCTGTAGTGGTGAGATTGGTATTCGGTGTGTCATTGATATCGGTAAATACTAAATGCGGAGATTGGTATAAGAACTCATGCAGTGCGGTATACGCTGTATTTAAAGTGGTATACCGGGTGGAATAAGGAGAGATGGTATGTAAACTTTTAGCTTCTAACGCAGCTTTAACTTTCAGATACGTTGTATTTATTCCTGGCCAGCGAACTTGCCAAAGCAGTTTCTCATTTACAGAAAATTTACCGTCAGCTTCCATGACGTTGCCCATGATAGATTCCCAGGACGGATTCTGGGGAACACCGCCAGGATACATGAACAGGCCCTGCCGTTCCTTGGCCGTCAGTTTACCTCGATAGATTGCCAACTGATCTGCATAACCAGTAAGGCCAGCAGCCATTGTAAAGTCAGCAACACTGCTAGCAAAACCCGTAGCAAAGTAAGTTGACAAATCAGGGACAACACTACTTTGTACATTATCCCGCCATACCTTTAAGTCTCCAGCACAATCAAATTCAAATACCCAGAAATGCCAGTCCATGTCATTATCATCACCGAGAACCAGATCAGTAAAACTATAGCTCTGATTAGCAACGCCATCACCGACTTCGACTATTGGATATTCATAGACTAAAGGACGATAATAACAACGAAACCCAGCAAGTCCAGTGGCATCCCATTTAGTAAATAGTGTACGTACACCATTGCCGTGGGCATGTTGGTGCCATAAACAAACCGTAAAAGCAGGGCAATTAGTGGCGTCACCAAGCTCGTCTAAGGGAGACCCGTTACCAAAAACAGCTGATACACTCCCGCCTTGAAAACAGGAATTACCTGTCATGCCAAAGGCAGCCCAGGACTCAGCTGAAAGGTCTGCATCATTATTATTGGCTGTGGCATCATGCACAATCAGACCAGAACCCTCATCAAACGTAGCCTGAAACATGAGTTTTTCAGCCGAGGGTAACTGAGCCTGAATATGGTTGGCTATAACTATCTCATCCGTCTCTGAATTATATAGAAATGGGTTGGCCGACCCACTGGGCGTGTAGAATTCAAACGCATCAGCGTAGATCCGGAAGGCAGTTTTATACCCGGTAAAGGTTGAGTCTTCCCAATAGGTATGGGTGGTATCACTGGCCGGATGATTGCCAGAAGCAGCAATATGACTCAATTTACATTTGGATATCTTGGGAGTGCCATTATCGATCCAGTAAACATAATCAACAAGATATGGTGAAGCCGTACCATCATAGTAGTTTTTACCGTTTTCCCAATCAGGGTAAAGTACAAGTTCAATGCCTGTCGCATAAGGCGTGCCGGCTGGGTCTTCAGTTACCGAAACACTCCACCGATCCGCCGTCATAGTCTCCAGAGCTATAAGACGGAGATCATCAGACCCTACCGCAGACTCGGTGGCCTGGAGGCGAATCCCATGAGCACTGATATCAAGTGCAGCTTGGTTGGCTACACCTGTGGTCGTGTTTAACTGGTTTACGTATAAGCTTATCTCACCAGCGTTGACACTGATATCAGCAAAGGCTTTGACGATTGACTTTGTCCCGGGTGCCGCGGGATCATCTAGTTCAGTAAGACGTGTGGCATGAAGACCAACAGTGGTTGCAGTCTGGTTTATCTGAGTAGAGTGGGAGTCGACTCGACCATCGACATAAGCAATATCTTCGGCCACATCAAACGTAATACGATCTGACTCCTGAAGGATCCTCGACCAGTTTCGCTCTACTAATCCATAAACCGGATCATCCATCACCGTAACCCGTGCCACCAGGGAGTTGATGTCTTTGACTGTCTGGGAGATCTGGGACCAGGCGGTGACAAGAGTATCCCCAGTATAGTCGCCCCCTCCGTCGATCTTGGTAACTCGGGCGTAGAGTGAAGTGAACTGAGACTCTGTCCAGCCGTGGATATTCCCTTCAAGGGTACCTAGATCATCCAATAAAGCTAGATTATCCAAACCTAGTGATCGATTGATCAGTGTACTGAGGTCATTCAGATCTGCAGTTAACAAGGAGTCGAGCCAGCCAGAATCTATCTGGCCCTGCAAGAGGGTCTGTAGTTCGCCCATTGTGTAGAAGCCACCATAGCCTGTTCCGGCCGGTGGAGCTTCACTGACGAGGACCTGATACCGCCCAGGTACCTCGACAACTGTATTCTGGTTCGCCTGGAGTTCAATAGTAGCAGAGGCGTCCAGTACTTCTACTGTAACGTCGTCAACTACTTCAACTGTGGATGTGTATGGAGTGACTTCTACGGTCTGTCCACCGTCATCGACTTCGACAGAGTAGACCTTAGACTCGTCAATTACTGTGGACATGAATTAATTGGTGACTTCGTCGTCGACTGTAAATTGTCCTTTAAGAGGTTTATCGACCCATTCCGGATCATCACCGGTACAAAGTTCGATATCGTATTGGCCTTCTGAGAAAGGGAGGGCCGCGGTCTCTGCCGCGGTCAAGGTGATCCGAAGAGTAGTATTATTGACTATGGTGATCTCGCCAGTCGCGGTACTCAGTTTCAGAAGTGGTGTTGCTTTAGTCTGGCGTTGTGGATCCAGTTTCCAGGGTTTACGAACATACATCCGGATCTCACCGAGGCCTGCACCTGGGGTATCCAGGTAAGCCGCCTGAAAATCAATATATGAGCCAAGGTTGTCTTTAATACGGATATCGTGCTGAAAAGTACCACCACGAGGAACTTTAATGTTATGGGTCGCAGGAAGCATTAGGGAAATCCTTTACGTTGGAAACGGGTCTCGCTTGCTTCAGTGGTATGGACGTAGTACCCGTCTTCTTTAAGGGCCCGCATGGCATTGTGAAATTCGGCCATGACGCCGGCGTTGGGATGGAGTTCTCCTTTGGCCAGTTTACCTGGTTTCCTCAGGAGAAAGTTGGTGGTAATAAGCATGAGTGGGTGCAGTACCGAATCAGAGATTTCCAATTCGACCTTGGCAGGATCGAAGTTCTCAGGTACGTATATCTTTGGGTGCTTGGCCTGATATGTGATAGTAAAGACATCGACCGCCTCACGGCCCTCATCACAGGGAGCGGCTATCTCGAGGATGTCATTGGCACGCGTAAAGAAGTCATACGGGTGATCATTGTCGTCAATATAGACAATTTTGTTGTCGGAATCTTTTGCACTGACAGGACGGATAATATCATCCGGGAATTCCTCGCCGTCCGGTAGTTCGATATAATACTCACCACCTATGTTGGCCAACTCCTCGGCATACTCTTCCCTGAGGTAGTACGTCAGAATGCCTGTCTGCTGATGCAGGGTTAGCTTACGCTCACGCAAGTTCAGCTGTTTGAAGATCTCGAGGAGACCTAAGTTAACAGCGTTTACAACTTTAACATAATCTTTTTGGGGGATCGACAGTTGCCCTGAATTTCCGAGGGCCAACGTGGAAAGTTCAGACTGGGCGAGGGAGTCGAAAAATTCTTTGAGGGTTATCATGATCGAGCACTATACACGGTAAAGTTTGTTTACACAATATAAGAATTCAAGGAGGAGTCCTCTTCATGAATCTCCTCTTCCCAGACGGTTGTCGACTGACTACCGGTAAGACCAGTCGTTTCCTCCCGGGCATTCATGGGAATCGCATGAGAAGGCTTCCACGGCATCAGGGAACCCAACTGGCTGATCCCGTCCAGACCGTCATCGTTCTTTGATTTAATCCCTGTGGGCGAAACCAGAGCAATCTCTCCCATTAACTCCATAAGCTGAGGAGATGTCTTCATCTCAATCGGGAACCACATCATGCCTGCTTTGAACCAGGGAACAACAACATTGAACCGTACCAGTTTATTGGTTGACGGTTTCAGGCCAGGCTTTGCCGAGCCACGCTCACCAGCGATGGTGAACCAGATATTGCGTACCATCATCTGTTCCTGGATCCAAGGAATGAATCCACCCTGCTGTCCTGAGACCTCAATGCCAACCTGCTGCGGATTGTATTCCTGGGCGAACCGGAACAGGTCGTTAATGTTCTGACCCATGTCCTGGCGTTTGACGATCCCATCCACCCACATCCAGTAGCCCTTATTATTATAGGCCCAGACGAATATAACCGAGTAGTCGTTATTCAATCCGCCGGCTGTGGCAAAGTCAGTGGTGATATAAAAGTTAAAGGCATTCTTGTTCTTTAGGACGAGCTCTCGTCGGTACCACCGTATATCATCGTCAAGGATGAGGCGATCTTCTGTCGACATGATCCGAAGCATGAGCTCCTGGTTAAACGTGTCGATCTTTCCGTCTTCGAGGGCTTGCTGGTATTGCTGGAGGACATATTCATATGGGAATCTGTCTGCCCAGGCCCCACGGAATTCTTCTTTGGTACAGGGAAATTTTTCACAGACCGGATAGACATTGTTGTGCCAGGAGCCTGCTTCAACAGCCTTGTATAAAGGATCCTTAGCGTTGAATGGTGTTCCGGACCAAATAATTTTGTAGTGAGTTGGGTGAAGGGCATAGGTAATAGCCTTATAAACGGTATCCTCGATAGACTTGATTACTGTATCCGATCTGGCATCATCATCACTAAGTAAGTCGTCCAGTACTGCGAGTGTTGGTCTTTTACCAAGTTCCTTGGAACCGCGGACCCCGGTTTTAGCACCGTAGCCCTTAACAATAAAGATGTTACCATCGGCATTTCTAAACTCCCATCTTGTATCAGTAAAATTAGTTACAGGTATGTAGGTCTGCAGAAACTGGGAATTCTGCCAGCGGTACTCGAGATTCTTCCGCATGTTTTTGACGCCGTTCTCGATCGAGTCCGAGACGTACAAGGCCAGGTCGATCTTACCAAACTTTGGCAGTTTTCCGTACATACCCAGGTATAAAAACATGTATTCTCCGAAAATGGAGGTCTTGGCCCCACCTCGGAAAACCATGTTCAAGGTCCGTTTATTATTTGAGTCAACATCCTTTAGCATCTTATAATGCAGAAGGGGGGACTCATTTTCTTCGCCCCGGGACCCATTAACCAGCTTAATGAAGTTAATGAACTCCAGGGCGAAGTCGCTCGGGATTTCTTTTTCCAGCAGGGCATAGTTGACATCATTGAGATACTCGTCAACTGTTTTTGCCCTCTTGGCGTCGTAGGGTGTGTTTTTCACTGGAGGCTGTGCACCTGTAATTCGTAGACAGCCGGGTCAACCTCGATGGGTGGGCAGACAGCACTTGCCTCCGGAAACCGTACCGCCATAGCGAAGAAGGTCTCGCCATTTTCGTCAGTGGTCCTGGGATACCGGTCCATCTCGATATCGGCATTCGGAGCCAGAGCAACGAGACCGTCTTCATACCACTGGCCCATGACCACAACTCCCGGTGCCGGATTGCCGGCGTCGTCGGTTACGGTGACGTCCACCCGGGGACGATAGCCGATGCAGGTGTCACCAGTCTGATCGCTCTCGTAGGAAAAGGTCACGTTACTCAGTTCATAGTAGTAGGCTCCGTGAGCCAGGATAGGGAACAGTATGGCCAGGAGAAGCACCGTGAGGATCACGGCATTCCTGGTAAGGATAAGTAGTCTCATAATGTTATTGTTCTATGGCATCGTCGTCGGAAGTGACAAGCTTGCTGGCTGCAATTTGTTTAGGGGTGGCTCCACTGGCCAGAAGCTCTTTCTGGGCCTTGACCAGTTCCTCAGTAGACTTTCTGAGATCGTCAATAGCGGAGTTCTGTTTGAGCCCGACATCCAATTCAATCTTCTGGGTCTCGGGAGGTTTGGTATGGGCCAGGACAGAGTTGGCTGCAGTCGTCCTGACCATCTCGCTTCTTGCTGAACGCATGAGCTCAGCCTGTGTATTCAGAGCCTCTTGATACAATGGAGCATTAATGATATGCGAAGGTATCAGGGTCTGTTCAAAGATTAAGGTAACCAGTTTGCTCTTATTGTACACAGAGGCGTACGCAGCAATGTCCTTCTCAGGAGTATTGTTGAGCAGAAACTTCTTGTACTTGGCTGGAAATGTCTTGATATAGGCCTGGGTGTTGCTGGAGCCCATAAGCTTGTGACTCACATAGTGCACTGCGTTCAGGTAATGAAGGAGCTTAAACTTCCCCTGCTTTAGGACCTCGGTATATCCGAGGATGTTTTCACGGAGAAAGTCAAGCGTATTGGGATCAGCAAGGACGTGGTTTATACCTTTGATGAGTTCGGGCGATACCGACTTACGCATCTGTGCCGGCAGGCACGCCTTGAACTCTTTTTCTGAGAGTGGTGCCATGATTAACTGTTGAGTATAACTGAGACCTGAATAAAATTCTTTTCGATCAGTTCAATGATCGGACGGGCAACACCGTATTCAGCTTTGTTCAGGCGGGTGAGGATCTCGGGAAGTACTTCTGGTTTACAGGCATACATCGGTTGGGACTTTGGGGTAGCAGCCGGTGTCACCTCCTCCTTGGTTACGGGAGCGGTATTCACAATGGCGGCGTCTTTCTTTTCTGGTGTATCGTTCATTTGGTTCTCCTGTTTTGGGTTAAGGTATAGGGGACGTTTATACAATTTCTTCATTGCCGAGACTATAACGACAATTTTTAAAATTGCAAATAAAAAAGCGGAGACGAGAAAAACTTCCATCACTTCATGAAAAGTTTCCGGGCGGGCAAGCCCGCCCTACAAAATTTCATTCAGATTCTGAAGTTTTTCCCGCTCCGCACCCGAACCGCGGGAGATGGGATGTAGGGTTTGGGGTTCTACGCCGCCGCGGCCGGAACCAAGATTGACATACACTGCCCAGACTCAAACGACTCCTTGGTACTGAGGAGCCGCCTGCAACAGGAACAGCGACCCATGTGATTAAACACAAGATCACGGCAACCCTCGTGCGGCTCCGTCAAGCACAAGAAGAAAGACTCGAACATATCCATAGCCTCCGGATCCCTGTCCGGAATAAGGGATGGATAGAATATACCAGCCTGGATAATCCCGAGCTGGTCATATAGGTACTGTTTCCCAATTTTAATTTTGTACTCTACAGACCAGTAACGGTCCTGCTTCATGACCCTGTAGATGTGAAATGCACCGGTACTCTTTCGCGTAATCGAAAACCGTGCATCGCCTCCCGATGTGAACTGTGCCATCTGATGGATGTTCACTATAATGCCCTCCCACTAATGTTTGCACTGATCCCACAACAAGGCTGCCTCCTCGTAGTTCCAACACTTCAAGAGATCAGGATTAAGCATATATGTCTGCTTCTTCGATACAAACAAAACCTGCGGATCTCTCGTCTCCATCTGTCGTAGTGCTACCCTGACAATGTTGACGGCCCTAAGCTCCTTCAGGTATCTGGAAAATTGCTGCCTCTGACTAGAAGTCCAGTGTGTCGTAGGATAGTGGGCCAGATTGTTTTCTGGATCTCTACGGCACTTGAGTTCAACGAATACATGATAAGCTCCTTTACTGACATCACCCAACTTATCGAATATATCGGCTTTCTTCTCTCTGGTCTTCATCGTGGTCAGTTCCCCGATCGCAGCAAAAGTACCAGTAATTCTTTTTTTCCGATGACGTACAATAACCTCTTGTTCATTTTTGTCATAGGAAATTTTTTCTTGCGTTTCTAAGTCATCTTGCATATACTGTCTCTCAAGTTCTCCATTCCTGAAGTTGTCGTATTTGAGATCCCCGGTCGCCATAACCGGGGATTTCTTTTTTCTAATTTTAATTCTGGCCCGCATCCCAAGACCTGCTCCAACATTCAAGTCCAGGACGCGTGTGTGTTTGTAGTTGAGTGATCAAGGTAAGCGAGCCAGAAAAATTCATCTCGTATGTAATTTCTGTAGTTCAGATTCCCAGACCAGAAAATCTTCATCTGAAATCATTTCACACATCTCTTCCACGGTCATGCCCTGTTGGTATATTGGCTTGACTGGCTTTCTCTCCAGTATCCCCTTCAACAGCCGCTGCTTCTCTAACTCTTCCAGGTTCTTTACCATCAGTGCTCCTCATAATTATGAAAGACCAGTACTCCTTCTCCGCCAGTAAGTTTGACTATTGTCGGACAGCACCAGCAATGTATGGATTCGGCATGCTTAGGATAACAACCTACATTCCTATCGAACCGGACAATTAACGCATCGAACTCTGTCTCATAATCTCTCCGGCAACTCTTATCCGCACCATCCCGCATGTATCTCCCAATCCACATTAGCTTGTTTCCCCCCACCTTACTATAAGAATTATTAACACGTTCATGGAGCCAAGATAAAAGTTTTGTATCATATTGTCAACGTATTTTAAAAAAGTTTGTAGTAAATACGCAAGTTTTATATTTGTAAGTTATTGTAATTACTATATAAAATACAAATCAATATGACAGATATATCTATAGATACTTAGTTGACAAGCCGGGCTCCGCCCGGCCTTGTGGAGGAAAAATAATAGTAGGGACTATATACAGGGCCCCGCGGCTTTAACAGACTGATCCAGGTTAAAGCTAGTCTGCCTCTGATAGTCGACTCTCTTACTCCCAGTAGGGATTCTGAATTAAAGGCTATAACTATCTCGCATTGCAGTTGCAACGATCATCATGGCAACGGCAACGCGATCAAGGTGCCGAATAATATTTTCTGAGGACTGCGGATAGCGGCGAGCTGCCCAAGCAGCTCGCAAGCTGTCTGTCAGGACGAACGAAAATATTATGAGGCTATACGAATGAACCAATAAATATAAGGTGCTACCCAGCCTGGGTTAAGTACCCGTCATCATAAGATAATCGACTTACCCAGCCTGGGTCTGCTGAGAATCGCTGTAGAGTATAATGAACTTGTACCCTTACTGCCAGTAGGGTTATGCTGAGGAGGGCTCCTCGCATAGGGTAAAATAGCTCACAGACTTACGAGTGTAGTTCTGGATCGTAGATCCCTAATACTCAAACCTACCCCCCTAGTCCTTAGAAAAATTGCCCTTCAATTTTTTGACCTCTATTTTTATGACACACATGGGCTACTGCCCACAGTGACGGATTGCATGTGGCAATCTACAACTTATGTCCCTTGCAAGGAGGACTACCTATGTCTAACAAGACTAAAGCACAATTGGAACAGGAGCTGGCCAATGAGAAGGCCCAGCGTAACAGTAACCTCAACCCCTTTGACGCAGTGAGGAATGTGTTCGATACTGCAGTCATTACCACACGCATGGTGAAGAACGCTGTCATCCGTGCTGAAACTGTTGTGGACATCGTGTCCAATGGTGTAGAAGCCAGTGCTACGTGGTTCGAGACTAAAGTCCGTAACGAAATCGTAGCTCTCGGTAATCCTACCGAACTCTAAACCTAGACTATAGGTTGCTATGGAGCAGGTGAAATGCTGGGGTGTACGGTCATACGACCTGCCAGCTAGCTTGCTCTATAGCTCTTTTTTATTACACATAACTATTACACATAAGGGCTGAAGATAGTGTTTAGAAAGATCATATATCTGCTGTAATGCCCTACTGGGCATGGTATTGGTAATTATCCCTTTCATCCATTAACCCATTACAGGAGATATAAATTATGTCTAAGTCACTTCATACCGTTACACTTACAGGCCGTCTGGCCGATACCTCTGTTGCCAAGACACAGCAGGCTAAAGATGTGAAATACTTCTCATCTGCCAATGGTCTGGTCAAAGTAGTCCGCATGAAAAACATTGCCAAGGCGAGTAAAGAACGCATTCGTCTACATACCAAGAAGAGTATTTACACGCTGTATAAGCACAGCAATCAGAACTACTATGCGGGTACTACACCGACTGGTATTAAGCTTCAGGTTACGCTTAAGAAAATCGTTGGCGAGCTCAGATACTGGGCTGAAATCTAATCATCGTAGCTGTGCTGGCTTCAATGCTCTGTTCAGGTTGTACCTGATTACCGGAGAGGTCAGCACAGCAATACCTATTACAAGGAGATAGAACTATGGGCGTAAGACTTTACTTGAATACTAATGATGTAGCTGTACTGGAAGAGTGTGCTGGTGTACCTGCTGGTACTAATGACAGACTGCAGGCTCTCAAAAAGAGCTTTGTACCTAAAACTGCTGACGCTGGCTATGAGTTGTACTGTGCTGTACAGGCTGATGCTGAACTGGCTATTTGGGAGCATTTTCAGCTTTTTGGCTTTGGCAAGTTCGATAACTCCAAATGCGTTAGATTTGACCTTGATCCTTATGTGGGTGAAGCTAAGGATATGGACGCACTC